GGTAGAAGCGCTGCGTGTTGCTGAAGAGAGAGAAGCCGAGGTCCGGCGCGAGCGGGACGCGGCTGGCCGCCGGGTGAGGGTACTGGATGCCAGGAGGAAAGCGGCGGCTGCCAAGCGGGCGGCGGTGGTGTCGCGGGAGTATTGGGCTGCGTGGGTGCACAAGGTGCGCTCGCAGCCGCGGTTCCAGCGGCCGCTTGATATGGGTGGTCCGCGGGATCAATGGCTGAGTTTTGAGTTGGGGGACGGGAAGGACTGATGCCGGCGGGACAGATCGCGCTGCCCAGGAAATTGGTGGAGGTGTTCAGCGGCGAGGCTCTCTACCGCGGCGCATTCGGTGGGAGGGGTTCGGCCAAATCGCGCAGCTTCGCAAAGATGGCGGCGGTGTATGGCTTGCGCTGTGCCCAAGCCAGAGAGAGCGGGGTTATTGTCTGCGGTCGGGAGTTCCAGAACTCCCTGGACGAGTCCTCCATGGCGGAGGTCAAGCAGGCGATCGAGACCGAGCCGTGGTTGAATGATAACTATGAGATCGGGGAAAAGTACATACGGACCAAGGATGGTCGGATAGATTTTACCTTTGTCGGCCTGCGCCGCAACATCGAGAGCGTCAAGTCGACCGCCAGAATTAGACTTCTGTGGGTCGACGAGGCGGAGCCGGTATCGGAGCAGGCCTGGCAGAAGGCGATCCCGACGGTGCGGGAGGAGAATGCGGAGATCTGGGTGACGTGGAACCCGGAGCGGCGGGCCAGTCCCACCAACCAGCGCTTTCGCGAGAACCCGCCGGAGAACAGCAAGATCGTGCAGGTAAACTGGCGCGATAATCCGTGGTTCCCGTCCACCCTGGACCAGATAAGACGCGAGGATGAGGCCAAGCGGCCGGAGCAGTACCCTCACATTTGGGAGGGCGACTATGCGACGGCGCACGTGGGTGCGTATTTTGCTGCTCTTCTTAGTGAGGCGCAGCGCGAGGGCCGGATTGGTAAGGTGAGCCGGGACCCGCTGCTGCCGATCAAGGCGTTTGTCGATATTGGCGGCACGGGGGCCAAGAGCGATGCTTATTCCTGCTGGATCGCGCAGTTCGTCTCTCGGGAAGTACGAGTGCTGGACTATTATGAGGCTATCGGAGAGCCATTGGCGGTACACCTTCAATGGTTACGAGACCGAGGCTGGGGGAAGGCCCATATATACCTGCCGCACGATGGCGCCAGCCACGACCGGGTCTACGACGTTTCTTTTGAGAGCGCCATCCGGCAGGCCGGCTTTCCGGTAGACGTGATCCCCAACCAGGGCCGTGGCGCGGCCCGGATGCGGATCGAGGCGGCCAGAAGGCTGTTCCCATCGATCTGGTTTAACGCCGAGACCACCGAGGCCGGCCGCGACGCCTTGGGCTGGTACCACGAGAAGAGAAGCGAAGACATCAGGGATGTCGGACTCGGCCCGGACCATGATTGGAGCAGTCATAGCGCCGATGCGTTTGGCTTGCTGGCGGTGGCGTATGAGACCCCGCAGGGCCGGCCGCAGAAGCTGAAATACCGTCAGTTGGGTCTCGTGTGAGCGAAGAGCCGCGCGGCGGAGCCGCGGGGGCTGTTGCTGACATCAGCCGCGGCCTGATCAGCGCGCTGCCGCCGGCGTTTTTGATGCTGTGCGTATTGAATGCGGCTTTTCTCGGCGGGACATTGTGGTTCCTGTCCAACCAGATGGAAAAGCGCACCGAGATCGTCAGCAAGATGCTGGACCGGTGCATGGAGCAGCGAAAGTAAGGTGAATGAAGGCCCTCACCCTGGCGCTGCATATGGTGCTGTTGCACCGGGTCGATGGTGGCGAGGTTGCGATCAACCCGGCGCAGGTTACCGTCCTGCACCCTACAGCTTCGTCGACGGGCGGGTCCAACAAATTGCTGACCAAAGACGTGCACTGTGTCGTCGGTCTCTCCGACGGCAAATTCGTCAGCGTGATCGAGCCGTGTGATCTGGTGCGCAAGCTCATAGAGGAGGCGGTGCCGTGATCGTCAAACTGACTTACACCAACGCGTTGGCTGTCCCCGTCCTGTTGCGCTCCAACATGGGCACGGGCCAGCCGTTACAGCCTCATCAGCCGCTGGAGATGACGTTTCAGTTGGAGCCGGATGCACAAGGCGTCGCTCAGCTAATTTTGATCTGCGAGCCGGGCTGACAAAGCCGAATTTCCGACGACTGGGGGCGGCCATATCGGCCGCCTTTTCTTTTGCAAAAGGGGACAAATCTCAATGCCTTATGTAGCAGTCAGCCGCAGTCCGATCCATGTCCGGCACACTGGGGGAGGCCCGGTAGATCCGGATTACGGTGTGCCAGGTGGTGAATATCCGAGCCAGGGGCCGGTGGCCCCGGAAGGTCCGGTTGACCCGGGATATGGGTTTCCGTTGCCGCCGGTGGCGAGCCATCCGATCGTGCCACCATCCTCGCCGGGGCATCCGAGCCAGGGCCCGGTGCCGCCGACCTACCCGGTGGACCCCTCCTACGGCCTCCCGATGCCACCTACGGTGTGGCCACAGCCGCCGCGTCCCACCGACCCCGACTACAGCGTCCCGCTGCCGATCAGCCCTTCTCACCCGATCTATATCCCGGACCCCGGTGCGCCGGATAACAGCCTGCCATTGCCTCCTGGCGCGGTCTGGCCGCCGCTGCCGCCCGTTCTCGACGGGGGTGAGGTATTGGTTCTCGTTTGGATACCGGGCGTGGGCTGGCGTTGGACGGTCATTGATACGGGGTTGCAGCCGGAACATCCGATTGCGCAGCCAGTCTATCCGAGCCACCAGCCGGTGCCGCCGAGCGGTGAGCATCCCTCGCAGGGTCTGCCTCGCCCGCCGGGCCAGGGTCGTCCGCCGCGGCCGGATAATACCCTGCCGGGCAGCGGCGAGCGTCCCGACAACACCCTGCCGCCGACCGCGCAGCCGAAGACGTAGCCGGATCAGACGAGGCGAGGCGGGCTATTACCGGCCCGCCTCAACGACCTTCCGGTTCGTCCATTTAGTGTTGCGGTGATTGGTATGACGACCACTAACGAATGGCAACCTATCGAGACGGCGCCGAAGGACGGCAATGACATATTGTTGTGCCATGCGGGCGGTGACTCGATGGTCGTGGCCTTCTGGGACGAAGACGGCACCAAACTAGCGCGCTGGCAAACGGCCGACGGTGTAGCGTACCACGAAGACTGGCCCGGGCATTGGGTGGCCCTACCACCAGCGCCAGGACGCCAGTGAAGCTTCGTGAGTTTTGGGTGCAGCTCACTAGGGGAGAAAACTCGTGTGGAGGTTTGATATGAAGCACCTGTTAGCTGGCGCGGCAGTGGTTGCTCTGCTTGCCAGCATGCCGGCCAAGGCCGACACGATCATCACGTTTGGTCAGAATAGTGGTGCGAATACGATCACCGGCACCGGCGGTCTGACCGGCACCACGATCACCGGCAGCGATATCGCGGTGACTATTACTCAGATCGCCAGCGCCGATCCGACGCCGATCAGTGCCTTCTTCGACCTCAGCGCGGCTAATACAACGGGCGCTACGGTGACGGGCGGGGTTGTCGTAACGCAGCATTTCAGCGGCACGTTTTCGATCTGCTCGACAGCTTCGTGCGCCCCGGCCGACACGAACTATCTGAGCGGCGCCTTTACCGATGGGGCGATTGCGGTGATCGGTGGCACCCAGATCGTGATTGCGGCACAGGCGGCGGTGTTTGCCTCCGACACGATCACGACCCTTGATCTGCCGCGCGCTATTGGGTTCTCCCTGACCAACGTGGACCCGCCGGTAAGCGTGACCGCGTGTCCGGCCTGCGACACCGGCCAGACGATCGCCAGTTTTACCGCCAGCGTGGCGGGCAACGCGGCGGCCAATGCGGTGCCGGAGCCGGCTAGTTTGCTGTTGCTGGGCGGCAGCTTGTTAGGGATGGCGGGGGCGTTGGGGTGGCGCCGCCGGTTCAGCGCACCATGAAGGCAGCAGCACTCGCAGCAGCCGCGGTGCTGCTGCCAGCCATCGCTCTGGCGCAGAATGTGAGCGCCTTTGCCCCGGGCGGTCCGACCGTCACGCTGGCGGCGACGGCAGCCAGCGCCCGGGTCCAGGTGCAGCCGTCAAACAATAATAAGAGCATCCGGGTCTACAACGCCGGCACCGTGGCAGTCTTTATGACCTGCGGCGACAGCGCCGTGACCGCGTCAGCGGCGGCCGGGATGCCGATCGCCCCCGGCACGGTGGAGATCATCGGCTGCGCTCAGCCCTATGTCGCCGGTATCGCCGCCAGCGGTACTGCCAGCGTCTACCTGACGCCCGGCAACGGCATGTGATGCGCTACCGCCTGCTCATGACGGCACTGCTGGCGGCGTTGGCGATAGCCGGCGTGGCCCCGGTCGAGGCGCGGATGCACGCCGGGCCGAACATGCTGAGTGCCGGCCACCGGTTGCGGGCAACCATTGCGCCGCCGTTGGATGGGATCGCAACCCCGGCAGCCGCGGCTTACGGTTTTCGCCGGTTGCGCAGCGCTTATACTGGCCCAGCGGTTCGTTTGCGCCGCGCCGCCGACAACCTTGAGGCGGATATCGGGTTCACGGCTGCCGGTGACTTCAATATTGCGGCGGCGGCGGCGCACTGCACGTCGTCTTGTTTTGTCGTCACGCTGTACGACCAGAGCGGCAATACTAGGAACATCACCAATGCAGGCGCCGCCGGTCAACCGGCCTATATTGCTGATTGCGGTTTTGCCAAACCCTGCGCACGCACTTCCGCCGCCGGCATCGTTCTCAGCTCGGCCAGTGTTACCTGGGCCAGTGTCACCTCCTCGCTGTCGGCGGTGGCCCGGCGCGTCGCGGGACCGACGGTGACTTGTTATTTGATCGGCAAGAACACCAATTATTTGTACACCCAGACTTTGGCAAACACTTGGGTTGTTACGGATTTCACTTCTGCGAGCTTTGATCTCCCGGCAACCGACACGGTTTGGCACGCGGCGGTGGCGGTGATTATTGGCGGCGGCACGCCGGCGGTAGGGCGGGTAGACACGGTGGAGACGGTCGGGCCGGCACTGACCGGCACCGCGGCGGCGGGCACGGTCAATTTTCTGCAAGGTGCGGCGTCTGTCACTTGCGATGTATCGGAGGCGATGATCTGGGACGGTTACGCCCTGACCCTGCCCGAGCGGGCGACCCTGACCGCGGCGCAAAAAGCTTATTGGGGCTTTTGATGCGGCGGCTGGCTTTCCTCGCTTTCGCTCTGGCGCTGGCCTTGCCGGCGCAAGCCGACATGTATCAGGACAGCTCGAACGCCAAATTGCCCAACGCTCGCGTCAACCTCGGCGGCGGCAAGCCGGTGTCAGTCAAAGATTTCGGCGCCAAGGGCGATGCCCTGACCTTCGCCGATGGTGTAATGGTACAGGGCTCGACGACCTTGACCAGCGCTGGCGCTATCTTTACCGCAGCCGACGTTGGGAAAAAGATCCAGGTGGACGGCGCCGCCGGGTTGAATGCGGCGCCTTTGGCGACCACGATCAGCGCCTTTGTCGGGGCGCATCAGGTGACTTTGGCAGCGCCGGCAACAGTGGCGACGCCGCGGCAGTATTTCGCCACCGCCTTTGTCGGAACGCCGCGCTCTGCCGGCAATTATCAGCCGGGGGATGTGTTGCCGCTGATTGGCGGCACCTCGACAACACAAGCTGCCGCGACAGTGATCAACACCAAGCCGACAGTCAGCGCCATCGTTGCTGGCGGCTCAGGCGGCACCGCTGGCGCCTGCGTTGTGCAGGGCACTACCGGCACTGGCACCAGGTTCCGCCAGAATGTGACGATTGCCGCCGGCGCGATTACCGTGCTCGGTGCCTTTGTCGATGCGGGGCATTATTTCACCAACCCGACCAATCTGGCGGCCGAGCCGGTAACCAACGCGCCGGGCAATACCTGTGCGCCAACCGGCGCCACGGTTAGCCTGACGATGGGTGTCGAGATTGTGTATGCCTCGACCAAGGGTGATTACAGCGCGGTTCCGGCCAACCCGGTCGCCACGGGTGCGGGGAGCCTATCCGGTGCCACCGGCGCGACATTGAATGTCTTTGTCTGGAACCCGTCCGGGGCTTTTGTCTACGGCAGCGACGATAGCGCGCCACTCAAGGCGGCAATCGACGCAGCCCAGGCAGAATTTGCTCGAGGCCGGTCGAGTTATGTCTTTATCCCGACCGGCAGCTATCTGATCGATGCTACCGCGACGCCGTTGATGAAGTCTGGCTTGGGCATCGTCGGCGAGGGCAGCAAGAAGACTAATCTGATCCTCGGCGCCGCTTACGCTGGCGATCTGTTCTCTTGGTCGGAAGCGTGGGGTGCCTCGAGTGGTGCCTTTGCAGGCGCGGTCAGCCAGGTTAGCTCATACGCGGCTGGCCCGCGGGCCACCGGGTTTGCTGTTTGGGGCAACCGCAACGCTGCGGCGACGCAGAATGCTTTGGTATTCTACGACCGCAACGATCTGGTGCTGATAGACGATGTCGACGTGCAATACATCAACGGTCGGTGTTTTTACTCCGGAGCATTGCGAGATACCAGCATCGGGTTTATGCGGGAGAGCCGCATCGGTCATGTAAGGTGCTTCTCGACCGGTAGTTTGACCAGCCCGGTGTTTGAGTTTGTCTCGCACGGGAACGACGACGCGACCAACGAAATCACCCTTTCCGACATTGATATTTACGCCAATTACGGCGCCGGGTTTGTATTTCGTAACGCCGCGGTCAACGGGTCCGGCGGTATTCACATCGACCGCTTGCGGATCGAAGGATTGCAGTGGGCCAATATCCCGGTTGATTTGATGGTGCTTGGCGACCCGGTGATGACCGGGCAGGTTGCTGGTGTTACGGCAACAACATTGACCTTGCTCACCCCCTATCCCAATCAGGCGGCTTTGCGGGTGACTGCGCCCAATGTCGGGTTGGCGCCTTATTTTATCCGAGTGGAGAACGGCTCTATCGGAAGCGGGGTGCCATTGGGCTATGGCGTGTTCCTTGAACAAGGCCGTAATCTGAAGTTCCACTTTACCGATATCTATTCGTGGAATACCAATTTCACGATGGGGCCGCAGATGGGTGTGGTGACGCTCGACGGCGACGGTCGGGAACATGATTGGACTTATTCGCTATCCAATCCGGCGATCTTGAGCACGCCGATGCGTAAGACGGGTTACCCATGACCGGGTGAGGCGGGGACAAACAGGAGACGGGTTAATGGCACAGAGTGATACCGCGGCGTGGGCTGCACTCTTAGAGCGGGTGGAGAAATTGGAGAGCCGGGTTGAGGAGTTGTTTCAGGCCAAAGCCGGCCGGGACATGCAGCCGGAATTATACGGCGACCAGCCGGACCACACCCAAGAGCGGGCGGTATTGCGGCGTCCCGGACGCCCGCCGGGGTCGTAGTCGATGAGCGACGATTATGGCCTGCGGGGCTCGGCCTTTCTGGACAGCCCCCAGCGGGGCCGCGGCGGGCCGCAAACGCGGGTGGAGATCGTTCAGGGGCTCGACCTTGACGATCTCGACGAAGACCACGTCAAGTCAGTCATCCGGCAGGAATTGGAGAGCGCGCTCGGCCGCGATGGCGGCACTCTCTCCCACGACCGGTTGCAGGCGCTCAGATATTACGAGGGCCAGCCGTTTGGCAACGAGGTCGAAGACGGCAGCCGATCGACTGTTGTCATGCGCACGGTATTGGAGGCGGTCGAGTGGGTCCTTCCGGCCCTGATCCGAATATTCACCGCCTCAGAAAAGATTTGCACGGTAGAGCCGCCGAGGCCGGGTACAGAACAACAGGCCAAGCAGGCCACCGAGTATCTGAACCATGTCTTTATGCGGGAGAACCAAGGGTTCTTGGTCCTGCACGATTGGTTTAAGGACGCCCTGTTGGAGCGCCTCGGCTGGGTCAAGTACTATTGGGACACCCAGAAAACCACCGAGACCGAGAGCTACACCGGACTGACAAAGGAGCAGTACGACGCGCTTCTGGGCAGTGACGAGGATGTCGAGGTCGTCAAATTGACGAAGTACCTCCAGGACATGGACGAGTTTAACCTCGACCGGCCGTATGTTCCGCCGCCGCCTCCCATGCCACCTCCGATGCCGGCAATGCCTCCGCCGCCGTCCGGAGCGCCTTCAGGGCTTCCAGGGCCGCCAGGGCCACCCGCGCCGCCGCCGGGTGTGGGTCAGCCAGGCATGCCGCCAGCAATTCTCGCAGCGCCGCCTCCGCCGCCAGCAGGGGCGCCAGCGGGACCGCCGCCGGCTGGCCCCGGTGGTATGCCGCCGGAGGCGATGATGTCCTTGATGGCGGCGATGCAGCAGCCGCCGGCGCCGCCACCTCCGGCTGAGCTTTACGATTGCACATTACGGGTCACCAGGGAGAACGGTCGTGTCACGATCGTCAACATACCACCCGAAGAGATCCTGTTCTCGCAGCGCAGCAAGCGCGGTGATATCCCGTTTATCAGCCACCGCCGTCGCTGGACGTACTCCGATTTGATCCAGCAGGGTTACGACGAGGAGTGCCTCGACCTGGTGCCGCAGGACGATAGCGGCGAGTATAATCTGGAGCGGGTAGAGCGCCACCAGGAGGACGATTACCCTTACCCTGATCGCCGCGACGCCGGGCGGGAGATCTGGGTCGAGGAGAGCTACGCCCGGTTCAGCCTCGACGAGGACGGCAAGACTACCGAGCTTTACAAGGTGATGACGGCCGGTAACGGGCTGATCATCCTGACAAAAGACGGGAAGCCCGCGGTCGAATGCGTCGACGAGCCCGGGTTTGTCTCGATCTGCCCGATACCGTCCAGCCATAAATTGGTGGGGCTCAGCCTCGCTGATCTGACGATGGATCTGCAGTTGATCAAGAGCACCTTGATTAGGCAGATGATCGACAACGCCTTCTTGTCCAACTGGCCGCGGATCGAGGTGGCGGACGATGGGGTCAACGAAAACACCTATGACGACCTCCTGACCCTGCGCCCCGGCGGTGTCGTCCGGTCCAGAAGGATCGGCTCAATCCAGCCGATGATGATCCCGTTTACCGCCGACAAGTCGTTCCCGCTGGTCGAATATCTCGACCAGACGCAAGAGGTCAGGACCGGCGTCGCTCGGCACAACCAGGGCATCAACCCGGACGATCTGAACAAGACCGCGACCGGTGTCAGTCTTCTCCAGCAGGCGGCGGCGCAACGGGTAGAGCTTTTTGCCCGGATCTTTGCCCACGGGGTCGAACAACTGATGCGCGGGGTGATGCGGCTGGTCCGCAAGCATCAGCAGCAGGAGCGAATTATCCGGGTGACCGGCGACTGGATGAGGGTCAACCCGCGCGAGTGGCGCGAAGACATGCCGCTGACGGTGAGTGTCGGCCTCGGCACCGGCAACCGCGACCAAATCTTGCAGCACCTGATGCAGATCATCCAGTTGCAGGGGACGATCGTGCAGCAGCAGCAGGGGGTTAGCGGCCCGCTGGTGTATCCGAGCAATGTCTATGATGCGCTAAAGGCCTTGCAGGAGAATGCCGGGTTTAAGTCCTCCTTTTTTGCCGACCCGTCACAAGGCCCGCCGCCGGGGACACCGCCGCCACCACCGAAGCCACCCGACCCGGCGATGGCGCAGGCGCAGGCCAAGATCCAGACCGAGCAGATGAAGGCGCAGAGCCAGATGCAGGCGATGCTGATCAAGGCGAAGGCCGCGGAGCAGCTTCTCGGCGAGAAGGCCAATGCCGAGGCGGCGATCCAGCAGCAGCGCTTGCAGCACGAGACGCAGCTCGCCCTGCTCAAGGCCAATCACGAGATGGAGATGGAGCGCACCCAGGCGCAGAACGATCTGGCGGTCGGGATGGCGCGGGTGAAGATCGAGGGCGAAGTGAAGCAAAAGGAAATCGAGCTGAAATATGCCGCCGGCGCCTATGACCAGCAGCCAAGAGTGCCGCCGGCCTCTAACGGGTCCGCCGCCTCGTGATG